AAGCCGTTCCTTTTTTCCACTGTGACCGAAAGTTTAAAGCGCTATTTGTCGGGCCTCGATAAATTAAAGTAACGGTGTCTTTTCCATTATTGTCAGCGGTGAAACTTGTTCCCCTTTGCTGAATCCATTGAATGTTTCCTTTATAAACTGGCTTTGGCATTATTTCTCTGTCGTATTTTCAACTAAACTCTCAAGAGCCTTTTTCATGGCCTCTTGAATTAAAACACTTTTGTCTAAACCTTGAATACGTATTCCTCTCGATTGACTAACTGATCGACCTCGGCCACCACCTAAAGACGCGGCGGCAACAAATTGACCAAACTTTCCAGAGGTTTGACCTCCCTGATTACTTGCACCACGTCCGACATCACCGGCGAAGATTCCCATGTTATCTAAAACATCAAACCGATTACGCTCTTTATTGTTTTCATAAAGTTTTCGGCCTAAACCTCCAACATCTTGAGCAAATCCCATTGCCGACTCTTTTAAGTTTCCTATTTTGTGAGGTGCAAAAACTTCTTTTAATTTATCTGTTTTAAACCTTGAACGTAAAAGCCCACCAAGCTTTTGTTTAAATCCGCTAAAATCTTTTATATTTTGTCTTTGCTCTAATCTTTTTGCTTCATTTTTTTGTTTCTCTTTTTCAATCCTTGCCGTTTCTTTTTCTCGTGCAATTCTTAAATCACCAGTGTTATGACGCTCCATCAACCTTCTGTTTTCTGGAGTTTGAAAAAGACTATTGTAAGAATTAGCTCTCATTATTGATTTGCTTTGTTCTAAACTTACACCTCCTTGCTTCCAATAATCTGGATCTTTTAAAGTAACATCTAAATCCGGCCTTCTAAAAGCGGCACCAATACTTGAAAACAGTTTTTCCATGCCAATAAACGACTGACCTAGTTTTACTGTTGTGGCTTGTTGCATTCTTGTAATAGCATCATTAGCCGCTTCCATTTGTTTAACTTGTTCGCCTGTTAAAGTTTGAACGTCCCTAGTTAAATCATTAATTCCTTCAGAACCTAATTTTAATAATGGCAAAAGTTCTCGGATTTCTGTATCGAGTAAACCCATTAAACTCGCAATGCTTTGTTCTGTGCCTCCAAGCGCATTGAAGGCATCAGCTATTCCCATAATTTTATCCTCTGGAGACAATTTTGAAAATGCTTCAACTTCAATATTCAACTCGGCAAATCTTTGTGCTTGTGTGCCAGTCGAGTTTTGAAGAGCTTCACCAGTTCGCCTTTCTAGACGAGTCATAATTCCCTGAAGTTGCTCAATACTTGCTCCAGACAGATCAGCCGCAACTGAAAGCTTTTGCAAAGACTCGGCAGACATATTCATTCTTGTCGCAATCTTTCCAATCCGATCGAAATAATTTACTGTTCTGGTCATTCCGGCAGAAATACCAATCCCGGCAAGCAATCCACCCATTTTACTTATAACGGCACCGGTCTTTTTAGCCGCGCTCTGGACACGTTTAACTTTCTTTTGAAATGGTCTGTCGTCACCATCAAAGACTGTTGTAAGTTTGTTTTTTCTTGTTGCCATTATCTCATTAATCGTTTGATGCTTTTAACCATAAACTGCTTATTAATCTTTTCGATTTGCCTGTTTGCGTAATCCATTTCACGTCTTGAAACTTCAGCCATTGCTTCAAGCATTGGCTCATAACAAACCTCACCAGATCCATCAACGTTGTTGTGTGCAACTGCTCTCATCTGCCCACCTTTAGACAAAACTCCGTATGATCTCGATGCGCTTGCTCCGGGGATAAGTTTTGCTTTTTTAGTTCTTAAAACTTTTCCAAGCTGTTGTGCAGGTTTTAAGAATCCGGCGGCCATTGCTCCAATAGCTCGACGCCTGTCGTTAAATATTTTTAAAGCTTGATTGTAGTTACCTTGCCCTCGTGGATGAGCCGAATGGCTTCCATGCTTTCTTGAAACCAAAGCATGAAAAAAACTAGCTCTGCCGGTTGATCTTTTTCTAGCTTCTGAAACTCCTTTGAGTTTAGGTCTGGCAGTTTCACCTAAAACACCTGATTTCCTTGCTCTAGGAGTGTACTTAACCGCCCACAAACAAGCTTGTCGCGCAAAGTGATTACAAACTTCGTCGTGGCTCATGTCCCTTTTGACGGTGGAATATTTTTTCATCGATGCGTTAAAAGCACGAACTTCCTTTCTATTTTTGGCGGCGGCATTCACTTCATTATAATAGCCTTAAAAACTTTATTGGATAGGTTCGGCGCTTGAATTACCTGCTATATCTTCAAAGCTCTTCTCGCCTATCCTCGGCGTAGTAAACTTAACACCCTGACGAGCCAAGTCGATGCTCTGAAGTTGAAGTCCTTGAGCATAAGGCAATCGACCAAGATAATAATCAATCGAATGACCGGGAAGCACACGCGCTAATGATGCGGTGTATCCTGCCGCGTTACTTACTTTCCCGGCGATCCGGATTCCTCCTCGTCATCATCATCATCTGACAGCGTCTCTTGTGATGCGGTGACACTTTCAATTAAGTGAGTTACGATTTCACCGGCTTCAGCAAGTGCCGTTGATCCCGGTTCGACTCCTAACTTTTCCGGAGCTTCTTCAAAGTCTCCGAACACCTCGTCTTGATTGCGTCGATATTTTGAACGCAGTTCTTTAATTTGTTGCTCGTCGTGTGTGGCAATCCAAAGTGCTAAAGTTATCTGTTCAGACTCGCACATTTCGCCACTTGATTTAATCATTGGCAAAAATAAATACCAATGTCGAAAAGACCAGAAAAGAGGTTTGCCTTTCCACTCCATTAAGTCGCTATCTTCAAAAGCGTCGTCGGGATCTAATTGTGTGATTTCTGGTTTAGTGAATAAGCTCATTTTATGCGTTCCATTTTTTGGCGGTTTTCTTTGCGTCTTTAGCAATTAAAAATCTTTTCTTTCCTTTTTTGACATAGAAATAAGGAGTCACCTTGCGCCACCATTTTCTGATGATTTGGCGATTACCTAAAGCGGCGCGGTGGTGGCTCATAATTGCAAGCGGCAANTGTGCTTGTATTTTGCGACGCAATAATTCGTCGTCAATTTCTTCAATTAANNNGTCGAGCTTTTCGTTAGCNTCTNTNGACTCAAATCCCCCGGCGAGCTTGTCGGCAGGAATAGGCGAACCGTCGTTGTTTGTAAACGTGCTTGATGATCTTTCAAGATGNTAAAGAACTTTTCCCGGTACACCAGTTCTATATGGACGGTCGTCGGTGTATGTGTTTGTGCAGGGACTATCNTTTGAAGGGGTAACACCGCAAGCCATTAACGCCGCGGCAAGATCTGTTGAGCCGGTTATATATTGACCGCCTCGCAGGTTATTAATTTGATCTTCTTTCAACTCAGTCTGGCCCGTAGGCAATTAATTAATTTTAAGATAAACCGGGATAACTTATCGCCGTTAATGACAGCGTCCTAAAACCATCTCGACTTTCTGAATATGAAATGTCTTCTAAATAAAAACCCCCGGCTGTAACTCCTGCATAAGCTGTGTCCGCTGTAGTACCTGATCCAATTGGATCGGTCAATTTTGCATTAGCTACATTAGCAAAAGTTATTGCTGTTCCATATTGAGATAGACACATTGAGCCAGTTGCATCTTCACTACTAACTTCTCCAGAGAGTGAAATTGTAATTGATGGATTAAAGTTGTGAGCAAAGCCACAGACAGAACCATTCTCGTCATAAGCTAATGCTTTCTCATCTGAAATACTTGTATCAAAAGAATCGATCTTGATACCGACTTCAGCGTTGGCGACTCCTTTTTGCATTCCGGCGGCTCCTGATCCTACATAAGTTGGTGATGGCATAATATAAAATAATAGGTTTAGTTAAATTGGATAGATCAAGAAGCTGTAAGCCCTAAACTTGCGCTAAATCTAAAGGTGCGGATTCTTTCGTTTGCTGTTGGATTGTATTCAAGCTCGCCGTCGTAAAAGACCGATCCGGTCATGCACAAAAGTCTTCCATTTGTGATTTGTGTTTCAATGTCTCCGGCTCCGTCTCCAAGTGCTGTTTCAATCTCAAGCATAGTCGAATCAGTGTTTTCATCGTCTAGGTCGCGTGGATCTAGTTCAACGTCTACTGAGCAACTCCACCAACCGGTGCCGGGTATGTCTTCCTCGTCTCTTATAACTGTAATAACAACAACCGGAGCCTCTTGGTCGATTCCCTCGTCCTCGATGGTGTGACCGGTTAAAATATTAACGTCCGGCACTTGTGAAACCTGCGCCTCAATAAGTGTTTTAATTCTGTTCTCAGCAAAAGATTCAAGAACTGCCGGTGTTGTGACTATGCTCATGGACTTACTAAGTGTATTCGATAAGCAAACGCCTCTTCTTCAACGCCTTCATCCGCAACGACGCAAACCCAATTGTCTAGACTTGCTCTTGTCCCGGCAACCGGTACGGTCGGCAAGTCGTTTTTTAATACTCCGACTATTGCTTTGCGAGTGCCACGCTGTCGACCTCTTCGCTGATCTCCTAAGTTTTCAATTGGCTCAACAATTAAAGCGTCAACTGTTGCTCCTTGAATTGTTAGTGATGACGAACCATTACGCTTTGCAAATTCGAACTGCGCTTTAATCGCTGTCGCAATTGCGTTGCTCATTATCTCTCAGCGTCGACAGGTGGCTTTGCCTTGGCTTTTTTGGATGTGGCTTTTTTCTTTGCTTTGCCTTCAACGGCAAATCCAGAATAAAATAAAATTGATGCGTCTGCTGGTGTAATTTTAATGGTTGCTCCAACTGGCTGACGTTTACCGTCAGCAATGCAACCTTTTAAAATTGTAACCTCGACAGTCTTGTCTTCTTCTAGTGGCTTTGTGGCTCTTGGCATTTTCTTTTTAGTTGCTCAAGATAACCCCGGCGGAGGTTAATCCGCCGAGGTCAAACTTGATGATTAATTATGCGTTTGTGCAGAATGATGATGGCTGACGTACATCGCCGTCTGCCATGATGTTAACTGTGTAAGTCAACAGTCTCTTCTTAGCATTTGAATACGGATCGACAACGAGGTCGATTCCATCAAAGATACACATTATATAATCGTTCCAATTACCAAAGAAAATATCGTTGGCCGCCGCGTTTGATGTGCTGTGCGCGGCATAACCGAGAACAGTATCAGATGCAACATCCCAGAAATAATTTCCAGTGGATGAATCGATTTGAGTTTGCTTTAAATAACTAGCCATTGCCGGAGTCGTAACCCATGCAAGAGAACCGGTTAAAGCGTTTCCAGTGTCAACGTCTTCAAGAAACTCGAAGATTTCAGCTTTAGCAGGTGCGGCCGCTGATGATATCGTTGATGTTGGTACACCAGACGCGCCATCAATACCTTGAGGCTGATTTGATCCAGATCCCTGAAGGACAGACTTATCAAGTCCAACAGCAATAGCTTGATTCAAATCATCTCTGATTAATGAATCAACATCTGGCAAACCTTGAACCAATAGTTGCTTAGAAACGTCGATTGAAGTTCCAAGGTGATTTGGAACGAGTGTAATGTTTGCAAACTGTGGTGCGCTTCTCGCGTGTGCAGTTGTTGCTTCATCTCCTACCCAAGCGGCTTCTGATGCGCTTGATTTACGAGGAATAACAACGTCCTGTGTTGCTCCATTTATTACCCTAATTCCGGCTTGAACTGTAACCATGTTTGGACGAAGAACGTCAACAAACTCACCGGCGCGAAGATCGCTACCGACTAGCTCTGGGCCATCCGTTGCTGATCCGTCTGCACTTAAAAGAACGTCGTCACGTTTTGCGTGACCGCTTAATGCTTCAGGAGCAACGAAAAAACCATCCGCGCTACGATTACAACGACTTGAAATAGCGTTTGAAACTTCACCCTCAAGACCACTTACACTACGCCCTTCAGCGAGTTCAAGCATTGCCTTCGAGATTGAGTAACTTCTTTGCTCTTTCTTACTTAATCCGATGTCCCCTTCAGTTTTTACACCGACGTTTGCATTAGATTCCTTTAGCTTCTTAATAGCCGCACTTTGAACAGCTTCGACAGAGCGTCCGGATCTGAGTTCACTGATCGCCCACTGAGCGTCACCGACTTCTTCACCAATTGCCATAATAGCATCTGCTCTTTTGTCGAAAGACTCTTGACCGGCTTTTATACCGCTCTCGATTGCTTTCTCCTGTGCAACTTCATCAATTTGATTTTCCATGTTAATGAATATTGTTTTGTGTTGTTGTTTAGTTTCGGTTTCACTTATTGGCTCTGTTTCAGATTCCTCAGTCTTGTCATCGACCTGCACTTCGTCAGTTGTCACACTGTCGTCGTTGGTTTCCTCACTTCGCTTTTGTGAAATCATTTTTTGAGCCTCTTCAAGACTCTTAAATCCTCTTATCTGCGCTTGATTGTCTGCGCCGATTGGAACAAGTGAAGCCTCTTGAGCTTCCCATTGTGTTCTAATGTTTAGTGGCCCGACGTACTCTTTGCCGTCGATGGTTTGCTTTTCACCTTCATTTAATCGAATGGTGTGGTCTTCAGAATATCTATAACCAACAGACATCTCGTTTATATGTCCCTCTTCAAGTTTGGTTTGAACATCTGGCTCAGTTTTTGAAACTCTTATTTCTCCGTCGACAAATTTGTGTGGGACATCTCTTTTTCCTGCTTCGTTGACTCTTAAATCAACAAATGAACCAAGAACATTACGAACTGAGTCAGTGTTATGTGTGTCGAGAAGCTTTATAGTTAATCCTCTAGCTTTCATTCCAGACATTAAAATAACCTCCGGCACAAATTCGCCACGCTCCCAATCAAACATTTGAACCGCTTGCTCGGTTGTCAAAATTCCACGAGGAACACCGTCACCTTCGGCTCTTTCAATTGTAAATGTTCTGTAACCTGTTTCCATAATAACTAATAAGCTGATTCGCCGGTTTCCGATAGATCAAGAGGCTTCATTAAACATTCAGGAACTGGCAAGCCGGCTTTTTCAAATGCTTCGACGTCTCTTTTCCTCTCTGCAATTATTACATCAAGCGATGCACCAAGCCTTTCTTTGACGGCGCGGCTTAATGATGTTGCTCCAATTTCTAGTTCTGTTTTAAGTGCGTTTATTTCTTTGGCAGGATCTACCCACTCAAAACCGGCACCAGTAAATGAACTCTTTGCAAAGTTTGCAAAGTTGCTTGCCGGAAGTCTAATCGCTCCAGTTCTCATTGCGGTACTCAACCACGAACGGAAAATTGGCTCCTCTTCGTTTTCAACGTTTAAACGTCGATAACATTTTGTCAGAGCTTTGATGTTTAATTTTGATTCTCTAAGTGATGAATAATTAACACCGCCATAATCTTGGGCGAGCGTTGGATAGCTCATTAACAAACCGGCGGAGACACCTTTTAAAACTCCAGAACGAAAGCCGTCATAATTTGCGTTCGGATGAGTCGGATTTAAAAGTGTTGCCTTTTCACCCGGCTCAAGTTCCCACTTACCACCAGGAGTTAATTCTTGGTCATAGTATTCGTCGCCTTCATACGGCATCGAGGAGTCACGTTCAATCGCTACTGTTGAGCTTGCTGAAATTCTTGCGGCTATTGATTCCGCTTCCTCATACTTTTCAAGATGACGAAGTTGAACAATTGCACTTGTTAGTAATGGATCTGAATGTGATGTCTCGGCGCGGTTTCTATAAAATCGATGAATGATCTGATCGGCAGGAACGCGAGTTCTTCTTTTGCCATGTCTTTTGTAACTCTCGCCGGGATGATCTCCTAATAAATGGTAAGCAACAGGCTCGTCAAAGGTGTTTAATTCTTTGCCCATAACAATCCGGTTACCATTGTCCATTTTGTTGACATTGTAATCCGCATCGAGCCGATCAACCTCTAAAACTCTGAGGCTGAAATTATAATCATTATCAAAACCGCGAAGTTTTTGAATTAAAACGCCGCCATCTCTTGCGACTGATCTTTCTGTTAATGCTTTTAATTCTGAATAGCTCATGTCTTTAGACGATGAACAGTTGCGCGGCTTCTTCCATTCTTCCCATGCCTCCTCAATGATTTGTCTTGCACCTGCGTCTTCTCTTCCACTCGCATTAGTTGCTAAAGATTGAAACGTATATCCAGAGCCGACGATATTAGTAACCCATTCATTTAAAAATCTGACCACATAAGGATTCGACCTTTCAAGATCACGAGCCATGTTACGCAACCTTTGAATCCCTCCGCGCATTTCAGAGTTTCCATTTGTTAAAGCCGCTACCCATCCCTCTTGTAATTGCTCTGATGTGACTGCTGAATAACCACGCTTGCCGCCTTTAGTTTGGCGCAATGTCATTTTTCCGTTTTTTGGATTATATAAATATTTTGAAGCCATTATCCTTTAAGAATTATTCTGCCGTTGCGTCGTCTGCTGTTGTCTGTAAGCAATCGTTTCTGTTTATACTCGCGATTGACTCGCATTTGAAAACGATCAAGTAATCGCTCAAGCTCGATGGCCGGAACTTTAGTAATGTCTTGTCCTAAAATTGAAATTGATTCTTGAACATCCTCAAGCCTGTTCTCCATTGCGGCTTTAACTAACCTTAAACACTTCTCATTATAACTCTCAACAAATGCGGCCTCTGGATTCGGGCGGATTTCGATTGATCCAGTTTCAACAGTTTTCGAAGTTGTTGTTTTATTAACTCTTATCGCCCACGACCATTTACCCGGCTCCATCAACGCGCATTCTCCGGCGGTAATAGTAAAAACAAACTTAGTTCCGGAAGCTGTTCCAATTACCTTAACTGGTTGATTTCCCGGCTTTTGAAAGATTGAGATGGCTTCCCATGAGTCGTTTGCAGGATAATCAGAATAGTCAGATTCCCAAGAGAAAGAATCACCGGCATGGATTGTTGTTTTTGGAGCAGTATCAGCCACAAATTAAAATAGTGCCGACCGGCTTTTCCGATAGATCAGGACTTAGCAACTTTTAAAATTCGTATACGCAAGCCGGAACCGGTTTTGTATTTATCAATTAAACGCTTTCGCTCCATTAATACTAAATTTCGGCGACACCATCTTTCGCTTGTTAGTGACCGGCTTCTAATTTCTTCAATCGAGGTGAAAAAATCTGCACTTTCACAGGCAACAGCAATTTCTCTAAGTGCTAGATATGTTGATAAAGTCGCCGGTGTTGATTCGGCAGAGCGTCTCAATATTTCAATCGCATCTAAATCAATGGTGATCTTTCTCATAAAGTGTCCAGAGGCATTCTTGATTTACGGCGTACTCTATTCTTTGCCGCTTTGTTTAATCGTTTTAAAAACCCAAACGCATCAATGTCTGGAATACCTAGAGCGTTAATTGAAAGAAGTGGTGCGCCTGATTGCCAATAAAGTGCAAGCTCATATAATCCGGTCGTTGTCATTGGTGTATTAAAACCACCGACAAGCTGTTTTCCTTTGCCTTTATATCTAAACGCGGCCTCGTCAATATAACCATTCTCGTCAATGTATTCATGGTCGCGAGCAATAACGAAATCTTCGCGAGCTTGAATGAGTATGTTCAAGTGCAAACGTTCTTCGCCGCTTAAACTCTTTTCAAGGCTTTGCAAACTTTCCATTAATTAAATCCTCCAATAAATCCACGACCGGGACGCTTGCGCGTTGCTCGTTTTGTTTGTGGTTTTTGTTCCTGAGTTTTCTTTACAAGGTTTTCTTTTATCCGGTCAAACCTTGGTCGGATTGCTTGCATTGCGGCGTATGCATAAACAAAAGTGTCGAGAGGCTCATTGCGTTTTGAATTTGGACAAATGTATCTAGTGAAAACTTCTCCTCGATAGCGTTCTTCTTTTCCATACTCTGCTGTCAGCCCTTCAATGAATTGGGGTGTCGCTGATTTATTTAAATGAATAAACCCAGGAGGGAATGAAACGCCGTCATTTGGTGGATCTAATGTCAGTCGCCGATATAAAATGTCTTTCGCTTGGTTAACTCCTACCGGATAAATTTGTGCTTTGGGATTATGTGCTAATCTCATCTTTCCCAATATTGGAGCGTTGATTGTTGGCGATCCCTGACACGCCGCGACGCCTAACTTTTGCTTTGAAAACGTCCAAGGCAAAACGTGTTGATCCCAATGACCGGCATCCACAAACACACGCGAACCGGCTTCGAATAATGCTAACTCTGTTCCGAGTGGATGCGGATAACGACAATTAGCTAATACTCTTTCAAGCTCTGACCACGTTCCCGGATCGTCAGGTGCGCCATTAACAATAATATGATCTAGCAACCATGATTCTTTATTGTCACCCCATCCGTAGACACTAGCCTCAAGCCATCTCTTTTGAACATCTACCCCGGCGGTCAAAATCAAAACGCCTTCTGGCAACATCACTTTAGGTTGATAATCCTCTATCCTTTGAAGTAACCTGTCTGGCTCCGGCGCTTCAACTCTTTCTGGTTTGTAAGGATTAGCGTCAAAGGTATTTACAAAAACATGACGCGCTCTGTCTGGATTGTCAGCTTGCTCAATCTCGATTTCTTTTTGTGCTATCCAGTGAAGATGATTTTTAAAACCTTTTTGAGTCGGGTGCGGTGACATCATTCCGTTACCCCAAAACCCGGCAACACCGTTAAACTTTTGGCTCGGTTTCCAATAACCTTTTAAAACCATTTCGCGCCGTTGCTCATCATCTAAATGACATCCACTTTTAGGGCATTCAATATATGCGTCTTGAGGTTTAGATTCTGAATATTTAACGTGTTCACGAAGCATCACAAATTCCTCTCCGCATTCCGCGCAAGGTGTAATCCATTTGCGAAAATCTGAGTTCTCCATTAACTGCGCGATTCGGCTTTGTCCCTCTTCAGACGGATAACTTGCGGCAATCCGAATTGTGTCGCGATACTCACTTCCACGCATCCAAAGAATTGAAAGTTGGTCACCTTCATCTCTACGACCTTCGCTTGCTTGCAGTGCATCAACCTCGTCAGCAAAAAGCAAGTTTCCTTTTGCTCGTCTAAGCTCACCGGGAGCGTTGCCGCCAAAGATATTAATCAAGCCACCCGGAAACAGTTTGTGGAGTATTGTGTTGCTTGAGTTTCTGCGACCACCACGAACTAGCCATTGCAAACTTGGCGTCGATTCAAACAGTTCTTTTTCGAGAGTTTCTTTTGACCATTTCTCTGCTTGTGACGTTGTCGGATACAAAGCCAATATCTTTCGTGGAGCTTCATCAATTGAGTGACCGATTATATTCATACAAACCTCAGTCTTTCCCAATCGAGAGGCTAATTGAAAAACCGTCATTTGAACCTCTGGATTAAACGGCGTTTCCATCATTTCTTTTTGATATGGTGCAAACTCAAACCGGTAGCGTTTACCTCCCTCCATTCGACGAACCTCTTCACTCCATTGTGTCGCCGGTATGCTTGCACGATATCGATGACAACGACGATTGATCCGGTGTGCGCCTGATATATAATTATAAAATGACGGTTTCATTCTGTCATTTCCTCCTTCCACTTGTCGCCATGATCCCTAATTGAAGTGAAGATATCTTCTTTTCTGCTTTCGTCTAAATCACTGT